GAGCTGCCCAACTTGTTCGCGAGTCTCATAGAACTCAGACGTACGGCGTGTACCGATGGGGTCATACGCGTAGTTGCTGACGAGTGCCCACTTGTGCAATGGTCGGTCCATGCGTGTGGGGTTGAGCAGGCTGTCTGTGAACAGCGTTGCGGTCGCAGCAGTTGAGCCGAGGTAGCCACGCAGTGCGTTGTCCACCATGATTGGGGAGACTTCCACGCCCACGGTGTTCTTTGCAAAGTCTGCAATGGCAATGGCCAACTCGCTTGTGTTGGAGCCACGGCGCATGCTTGGCACCATGCCTTTTTGGTGGATACCTTCCAGCTCACGGCCGGTCAGGAACGAGTGGTTTGTCCATGCCTCAAGCAATGGCTTCGCAGCCTGTGGGATTGGCACAGTGCGGCCCACGTATTGCTCAAAGATGTAGGCAGCGGCGGTACGCACCGCTTCAAATGCCTCTTGCTCCTCTGGTGTCCCTTGGCGGCGCATGTACTCGACAGCGCGTTCGGGAATGACCTTGAACAAGGCACCCAATTCGGTAGGTACTGGCAGTTTGACGCCGTTGCCGAGAACCCAGTTGCCGTCACGCGTACGCAGGTCCATCTCATTGTAGTCGTCATCATCGCTCTTGCCCATCGCGTACAAGGTGCTCAATGCCAGCACAGTGGCGGCACGGTTCCAGAACATCTTACGGGCTTCGGCGCGGTTGATGGAAGAACTCGAGTCTGCACCAGATGCGGCGCGGTAGAGCACATCCATACCTTGAATGTAGGCGTTGAAGAACGGAATGGTCGTGACCATCGCACCTACGAAATCGCTTGCGCCACGGCGGCGGAAGTTGATGAATTCACGGGCACGGGTCTGTGCCAACAACGCATCGTTGGTCTCTTTGATGGTCTGGTCGTAGATAGCCTTACGCACAGCCAAGTCGGATGCGCGGGTGATACCTTCGAGTCGGTGCAGGAGTTCCTTGACCTTGCCGCGTGGCTTGTAGCCGAGGTCGGCCAGCAGGGACACAGCAGGCTTGCCTTGTTGGAAGTCGAACTCGCCAGTAAGGCCCAGGGCACCAAACTCTTTGACGTATGGGTGCTGAATGCCGCGCAGCTCTGCCAATGCCAGCTTGGGGAAGTTGGTCAAGGACATGCGAATCAAGGCAGTTGGGCTCTTCACGCCCGAAGTCATAATCGCGCGCTGCACGTCATCCGTTACCTGCTTCAAGGCAAAGGGAGGCATGGCCGTCACAGTGGTACGCAAGATGTTTGAGAACGCGCCCAGACCTTGCAGCCACTTGGCTTTCGGTGGGTTCAAGTCCTTGAACGCCATCACGTCATACTTGGTCGGCAGTTGGAAGTATTGCAGTTCGCCGCCGACATAGGCACCCACGGTGTTGTCCTTGCCTTGCGTTGTGTTGCCGAGGAACTTGGCTTGGCCAATGTCTTCCAAGCTGCGCAGGGTGTTGATGGTGGCATCGGTCTTAGTGACTTGGCCAACCATCCAGCCGAGGGTGTTGATGTAGTTGTCGAACACGTTGCCCACTGGGCGGTTGATGGAGCCCACCAACTCAGGCAGCTTGCCAACCTGTGCGATACCCTTGCCGGAAATCTTCTTGACCTTGTTGAACTTCTCAGCAAAGTCTTCGATGCGGTCGAACGGCACATAGCCCACGACTTCTTTCCATTGCTTACCTTCTTCTGGGGTCAAGCGGCCCACTTTAATCATGTGGTCCACCAAGGCGATACGTGGCTTGTCCATGAGTTCGCTCAGGGCTTGCAAGTCCTTGTCGGCCTTGTACTCAGCCACCAGCAAGTCGATCTGTTCGTCAGCAGTTTTGGACGATTTGGGGTCGAGCTTGTGGATGACGAAGTCGGTACCCTGCGTCTTGTTTGCATCGCGCATTGCGTCGAGACGCACAGCTTCCAAAACACGGCTGGCCATGTTGTTGGCGCGCTCGAAAGAGTAGCCGTTCTTGTTGCCCCACTTGGTCAGAGCGTCATAGACTTGTGCAGGAGCGTTGATGCCCTTGCCAGCCTCAGAGCGGTACAGGCCGGTGTCTTTGTCTTTGACCAGCGTACCGGTTTGGAAGTACTCCAGCAGCAGTTTGCTGTAGTCCTGTGCCTGACGGAATAAGCCCATTGGGTTGAGTTTGCCGAGGCTGTTTCGCACTGCCCCGTTGAAGTCTTTGGACAGGCGGCTCTCGACCGTGGCAGCCACGTCGGCCACTTGGGTACGGGCTTTGGTGAGGGTGTCAACATCGCCCTGTGCTTGGAAACCTTCAATCAAACGCTTAAGGGCTGACTTTTGCTGCACGTCCAGCGGACCCATAGAGTCGATCAGATTCTCAGCGTCATAGGAGAGCGAGAAAGACGACTTTTCGCTTGGGGCAAGTGATGGGCTTGCTGCGCCGCCTGTGCCATTTCGGCTCAACCACGTATCCGCACTGCCAGGGCCCATGCTGTCCAAGAACTTTGCAACCGATGCGGCTGGTGGATACTTGCGGCCTGTAATCAACGCGACGAAATCGCGCATCTTCTGCGCAACACTGGAGAAGAACTTCTCGGTGATGCTTACTGGCTTCTCGGAGGTAGATGCCCAGCGTGCGGTGTTGTCTGCAAACCACTCCGCGAATGAAGTCCAATAAGCGCCCATTCGTTCGGCGGTTCTACTCTCTGGGACAGACAGCATTTGCGTTTCGGCGGTCTCACGGCTGCGCAACATCTGCACCAACTCGCGGCCGGTCTTACCTTTGGTGGATTGCAGCCATGCTTCATACTCTTTCTGGATGGCAGCCTTGGTTTCGGGGGAAGCGTTGTTGAACGCAATCTGCTCAATGGCGTGGCCAAGTTCGTGCGAGATCACCTCGATCGACTTGTTCTCACTCATGCCGGGCTTGAACGAAATGTAGAAGTCAGTCTTGTTAGGTCCGTACACGCGCACAGACCCTTCTTCCTCTTTCGTGTCGCCAGCAGTTAAGACAGACGCATACTCGCGATACAGTTTGTATTTGTCGATGCCGCCAGGCGCTTGTACGTCTTCGGGGTGAACTAAGAACACACGAACGCCGTCAAGCCCCATAGACTGCATGAGGTTTTGCAGATACCCAACGTAGCGTGGGTCTACATTTTCGCTACCGACCACATTGCCTTTTGCGCCAGCGAACGGGCCTTCTGGGTGCTTGCCAGCTTTCTTGCTCTCTTCAAATACAGCGTCGCGACGGGCTTTGCGCAGCTCTTCAATCTGCTCGGCAGTAATCCACTTTTCCTTGAACTTGTCGGAGTCAAAGCGCTCACTGTCGATGTCAAAGTTAGCAATAGTCGTAGGGGTCGAAGCCACGTATACGTACTGACCAAGCGCATTGTGCTTACGGACTAGCGCGATTTTGTCGTTGCCGTAGATGGTGGTGCGTTGTGCGTTGTCGTGCTTCGCAGACCACTGTGGAGCATCCTTCTTGCGCGCGGCCAACTCCATTTGGCGTTCGTCTTTTTCCGCCTTGGTTTCTGTTGGTTGCTCCGCAGTGGGCGTACGCTGTGCCTCGCGCTTGGCGTTGTCCTTGGACATGGGGAACAGGGTGCCTTGGGTACCAAACTGCTCAGTCTTGCCGATGCGCGGTGCCTTGTTGGCAGGGGCTTCCTCCTTGCTTTCGCCGAGGATGTCGAATGGGGACTTCAGCTTCAAGACGCGGTCCATCACGCCTTGCCAGTCTTTGTCGGCTTGTGCTTCTTCCTCGCTGCGTTTGGCAGCGGCTGCGGTCTTGGCAACAGCGGGCTTGGTTTCTTCCGCCTTTGGTGCAGTGACGCCCTTTTCAACGCCTTTTGGCTTGGGCCCCTTGGCGTAGGTCTTGTCCACTGCCTCCAATGCGAGGCGCATCTCTTCGGCTTCCTTCTTGCGCTGCGCGGCTTCCTCTACAGTCTCAGTAGCGACAGCAGGAGTTTGTGCTTGAGGCGCTTTGGCAACGGTAGCCGGTATAGCAGGCTTAACAGCCGGCGCATTTAGTGCACTCGGCTGTTTGACAAGAGCATTGTCTCCCGTGCCAGCAGGCTGCTCAGAAGGTACCAATCCGAGTCCGACAGGTTTTGCAGGTGCTGCGGCGGTTGGTGCGGCGGGGGCTGGTCGAGGGGCGACCACTCGGGTTCCGGTAGGCTTACCAGATACTCCCACGCTTGGCTTACTTCCTCGGGGCTGAGCGACCGGCTCAATTGCAGGTTCTTCGGCTGTCTGGACATTTGGGGCCTCCTTGAATGCAGGAACTTCTGACGCTAGCAGCGTCTTCAACAGTTGGGCGCGTGGTGACTTGCCTTCAATCAGCAATGGGTCAGCGGCGACCATCGAGCGCACTTGTGAAAGAGTGCGGCCCGTAACATTTTTCTCAACCCACTGCTGCACAGGTTTCGGCAGAGGAATTGCCGTCATCATTACTTCTTCAGCAGAGATTGTTGGCTCAGGTTGGCCCGATGCAGTTGGCTGGCCTTCAGGCGTACGGCGCAAATTAAGCGGTAGCTGGCCGGCTTCTTCCAGTGCCTTGCGCTCGGCGGTGTCAGCCTTGACGGCAGCACGTTCGTCTTTGGCGCGCAGGGCTTCCAATTCAGCAGGTGTCTCAACCGTTTTAGGTGCGGGAGCTTCTTCTGTTTTGCCGCGCAGCAATGGCTCACCGCCAAACAGGTCGAGCTGCTCAGGCTCACGGATGGGCTGCGCTTCAAATTGCTTGTTGAACTGCTCGTCCAGGTGACGTTGCACATCTTCTGGTGTGGTGGCCACGGAGCCGTCAGGGAACACCACGGGGGTGAACGGCTGACTCATGCCGATCTGCAACGGCTCTTTTTCCGGGGCAGGGGCTTGCTTTGCGGCTTCGGCTGCCTGCTGCGCCTGTACTTGATCTTGGGCTTGACTGCGGTTTACAACCGAAGCAATGCTACCGATACCGCCACCGGTCAAACCAGCTAGGTACGCAGCTTCGCCGTACTCGTTGTATGCATCCTTGCCGGTCAATGGGAGCCCAGCTTGCGCGCGCTCCAAAACCTGCTGCGCAATCTCAACTGGAATCTCTGCGGTACCGCGCGCTGCGCCACGGGCGACTGTGCCGGACAATGAGCGTTCAGCGGCTTTTACAAGCTCCGATTGGGCCTTAGCGGTCATCAGGGCCGCATCGTCTGCAATACCCAGAATGCCTTTTACAACGCCCTTGCCGAGCGTGAATGCAGTTCCTGCACCTTCCAATGCTGCCTGTCCGGCCGCAGCGCCATAGGCTTTGGTGCGGTTGATATCCACCGGCTTGCCGGCGTCTAATTGTTCTTGTGCTTGGCGTTCGACGTTTGCGCCTGCAAATTGGGGTAAGAGGGCTAAGCCCGCGCCGGCCGCGCCGCCAAGACCAGCACCAATAGGGCCAAATGCGGCACCTGCCGTAGCACCTAGACGCGCACCGCCAGCCATAGCTGCTAAGTTGGCGCCTTGCCCTGCGAGGGCTTTAGGGAGTTGGGAGAGTGCTTCGCCGGCAGCAGGCAAGAGGCCGCGCTCGTCGTACGCTTTCTTCACTGCGGCAAAAGATGGTCCTTCGCCAGCAGCTTCGCTGATTTGTTGGCCGCGCTCAACGCCTTTAATAGCCGCCTCTTCCGGCGACACCAAACTCTCAAGTCCAGTGCGAGCGGAAGATACAAGCTGCTTTGCGCCGCGCTCAGCTTCTCCTAAGAACGTGGATTGTTTTGGTTGCTGAATAGGGGCTACCGTAGCCCCCGCCGACATACCCCTTGCAATCTCAGCCAGCCGACTGGCACCTTCTGTATCACCCGCAGCGTCTGCGTTTCTTAGTGCGGTCAGGACTTGGCTGAGTTCCATAAGTTAAGGTTTCTTTTGGTATTTGTCGATCAACGCCTGGTCAGCAGCAGAGAGTTTCGCTCCGCCAGGGGCTGGTGCCATTGTACTCACGCCAGCCATTTGTGCAATCTGAGCGTTAACCGCACCCAACTGTTCTTGCAGGGGGCCGACAACTTTCTTGTCGTATGGCGTCAGTTTGATTTGCGCTTGGATGCTAGCTTGCAAGGCTTTGAGTTCGGCCAACTGCTGCTTGTCGTCTATCTGACCACTACGGGCTGCGGCTGCAATCTTCTGCGCCTGAATTTGGGCGGCCGCCGCCACGTCTGTATGGTAGATGTTGGCCAATGAAGTCAGGCGGTTGCTTTCCGCAGTAGCCGCGGATTTTTGTTCTTCGCCAAACAACGTAGCTGCCTTACCAGCGGAGCCAACCTTTTCAGCACGGTCGGATTTGTTGAGGCCGCTGACCATCTCATACAGTTTCTGGCTATGGGCCATGTCGTCTGCACGTTGCTTTTCGATCTCGGATTGCGAAGCGCGTGCGCCCGAAGCAAAAGTCTCGCCGAGGTTGCTGCCACGGGCGTTAGTCAAGAACGAAATTAGGTTGTCGAACCCACGGTCCTTCAACTGGCCTTCGCGCTGCGCGCGCATTTGCGCGATCATTTCACGCTCTTCTTTGCCGCCGGGCGTATCCAAGCCAAACTGCTTGTTGATGTCTTGCACGGACTTAGCTGCGCCTTCGGCAGTGGGGGTTGCAATCTCTTTGCCCAACTGTTTTTGCAGCATGGCAGCAACGGACGAACCGCCCAAACCGGGGGCACCAGAGGGAGCAGGTTGGTTGATACCGCCAGGTGTAGCGCCAGGGGCTACAGGGGGGCGTGCGGCTGGTGGGCGCGCTACGGACGTAGGAGGCTGTTCTCCCGCACCCAACATGCCGACGTATGGACGGCCAGTACCGGTGGGTTTAGCTTGCATGGCAGCCTTAACGTCTGCCTCTGTGGGGGAGCTTTCTTCGGTTGTAGCTGCGTTACGCTCTACGGCATTGGCCATACGGTCGCCTTGCAGGGCGCGAGTGCGCATGTCAGAGAAGGGTGTCCAGCCGGGGGCGTCGCCTTGGCCGTTGTAGAACATGTTTCGGAGTAAGCTCACAGGCAAGGAAGCAACGTCAGCCGCAGCAGCTACCGGAGTAGATGCGTACAACAAGGCATTACCCAAACCAGCAGTACCTTCTTCGCGTTCTTCGCGGCGCTTGCGGTCGTATGGGGTTTCATATTTGTCTTCGACCTTGCTGCCGTCCTTGCCAGAAAAACCGATGATGCCGCCTTCGGCGAACTTCATAGCGGAGCCGGCATTGCCGCTAGTCAAACCACCACCAGACATTTGCACGGGGCCTTGCGGAGCAGGAGCGGCAGGTTGTGCCAAACCTTGAGGCATCATGGATGCCTGTTGCTGCATGGTGCCGACTTTTTGCTCGAGCTGAGACTTCACGCTTGGCATCTGGCCTTGCGCTGCGCCTTGAGCATTTGCATGCTGCTGCATCTCGGTTTCTTTTTGCTTCAACACACCGAGCGCAATGTACGGAGGAACTTCTGGGTTTGAGCCGTTGGCGTACTGCTGCAATAGCTGGATTGGCATCCCGCGCAAACGATCTTGGATTTGGATTAAGTTCATGTCGCGTCCTTATTTCGCTGGAGTTTGGCCGAGGTTTGATAACAAGCTGTAGAGCTGAGACAAACCACCAGTAGTGTTCAGCAAGCTGCCCAAGGCAGTGTTGTTTGCTGTGTTTGTAGCCGTGGCCAGAGGCAAGTTGGTCAACAAGCCTTGCTGGTACTGGGCCATCTTCAATGGGTAGTCGCGTTGCTCTTCAAACTGAGCTTTGTCGGCGGTTAGGCCGGCTTGCTCGATACCCTGCTGCGTAGCGCCTGCGGCACCCAAAGCGTTCAGGCTGTTGAGGCCGAACTGTGCGGATGCTTCGTTGGCAGATTGAGTGTTCTTGGCTTCAGTGTTGAACTGGTTCATCGCATTGTTGTACGCGGTGTTGTAGCCAGAGCCAATCAACTGCTGAGACTTGTCAAGCAAGTTGCGGTTTTGTTCGCCCATCAAGACCGCCTGACGGCCGCCGCCAAAGCCACCTTGGCCGGTCAACTTAGAAGCATCTGCCACGTTGGCGATCTGAGCCTGACGGCGCAGTTCAGCCAGTTGTGGGTCGAGCGAAGCCTGCAAGTACGGGTTCATGTACTGCTTGGCGGTGTCCGCGTTGAACGAGAAGTTTGTAGGGGTCAAGCCAGTCCGCGCCACTTGAGACAAGCCCGCAAATTGCTGTTGTTGCAAGTCAGAAGGGCCGGCAGTCAACTGGCCGGTATATGCCTGATACGGAGCTTGCGCAGCGGCAGCGCCTTGGCCTAACATGTTTGTGACGTAGTCGCCGGCCCATGGGGACAGGGTAGAGGAAGTAGAGCTACCGGCAGGGGTAGCGGCGGCAGTGGTGCCGCCCGTAGCAAATGCAACAGCGCCACCGGCGGCGTACTTCTTAGCGGCCAGGCCGCCGGGCATGAACTTGCTTGGGTTGATTTCCTTGCCTTGTTTCTTGGAGCCAGTGCGGGCTTGGCGAACCTTGTCCATCATGGCGTACAGGTGCTGTGCACCGGCATCAGAATTGCCGTTACCAAGGTGCGATACAACGTCAGCAGGGATAACAAACTCCCCGTGGCTGAGCTTGGCGGGCTGTTTGCCGTCGATGGACGTGTTGATCTTGTCGGCCATGCCGTCTGTTTTGCCTTGCAGGTATCGGCCACTTGCGAGTCCACCAACTGCCATATTTTGAGTTCCTTGTGCTTGAGGTACGGGCAGCATTGAAGCTACGCTAGATGCAGGGGCCCCTTGTGCGGGAGCGGCGCGGTTCGCCCATGGAGTAGCAAATGTGCCGGCGTATGGATTTGACCTAGCTTGTGATACGGGGGTTGCCGCGGCAATAGCGCGCGCAGTCGCATCAGACGCAGCTTGAGCAGGAGCCGCATTACCGGGCGCTACATATTGCATATCGGTAAAGTACTGGCGGCCTGCGCTACCGGGCACGCGATTTGCCTCGTTGTAGTGGATGGCAGAACGAATGCCTTCCAGCTTAGGGATAGAGCCTTTATAGCCCGTGCCGCTACCGCCGCCCGATGTAGAGTCCGCGCCCTTCATAGCAGTGTAGAGGCCAGCGAGGCCCGTCAACGCACCGGCGTTGTTTTTCACCATGTTGGCCAAGTCGGCCGCAGTGAAATTTCCGCCTGTTAGCTTGGTCAGGAACGAGCCAATGCCTGAGACCGGGTCGGAAGAAGATGCGGGGTCCTCGTAGTTTATGTAGTCGGGGTTGCCCGGCAGGGGGACACCATTGGAATCTACGGGGTAGCCAAGACGGTCGGTGTAGCTCCCTGAGCCTGGGTCCCAAATAGCAGAGTCACGGCCTGCGTCGATAACATCTTGCTCTGTTGGAGACGTATCAGACCAATCGGACTCTGAGCCCGTATCAATCTCGACCCACTCGTCATTTTCGTCGTAATAGCCTGCCATATTTAACCTCTTTTGAGAAGCGCAACCAAGTCGTCAATCGACCCGCCCCGCGCCATTTTAGTCGCCCCAGACACGTCTGTGGAGGAATTTTGTTTGAACGGATTGGTCTCCAGCGGAGCAGTCCAATCCAAGAACTGTGCTTCGGGGGCTACCTGTGATTGTGCCTGTTGCGTTTGGTCCTGCTGCCCGTTGCTGTCCATGGCGCTGAGCAAGCTCAAAATTCCCATTGCGTTTGTCTGGTCGGCGGCGCCTTTGACTAGTGCTTGGTTAACCGCAGGGAGTGGTTTTGTCGCAGTGGGTGTAGCAGTTGCGCGCGGCGCGGTTCGCTTTGCCCCAGAGCCAGACAGATAGGTGTACCAAGGGCGCTCTGTATCCGCACTTTCGCCAAGCAAATCAGCCCCCGACGTAGCTTCACCGGATACATCTAGGTACCCAAGGTCAACAACTTCTCCGCTAGGCGTTGTCCATGTCTTAGTGGCGGGGTCGTATTTGTACCCCTCCATGCTGGCCAAGTTGGTGCCAGAGGTGTCGTCAAGCGGAGCGGCAAGCGTACCCAACGGGTCATAGACGTATTTACCTGTGATCTCGTTGTAGTAACCACGAGTGTCTTTTGTGGCTTGGTCGTACGCAGAGTTGGCGGCCGTTAGCTGGCCATTCCAAATCATGCTATCCACTTGCTGTGGGGTCAGCTTGTAGGTCTCGCCGTTCTCATTGATGCCGATACCCGTGCCGTCGCCGTACAGGTGCACCTTGTCGCTGCCGACTTGCTGCCAATCGTTTGTAAAGCCACCTTGTGTGATGTAGAGGTCTTGCAGCTTTTGCTGGTTCTCTTTCCAGTTGGCATCGGTGATGCCTAGTTCTTTGGCGTCCACGCCAAGCTTGTCTAGCCCGTAGGCTTTCTCCCAATCGCCAGATTGCAAAGCGGTCTTGCGCTCCGCTTCTTGCGCGGCAAGGTCAGCAGCGGCTTGCTCGTTGATTTGTTTTTGCAGAGCATCAGCTTCCATCTTTAGCTGATCTTGGTACTTAACAGTGGTCTCACCTACATCTTTTACAAGCTCAGTTTGACTCGCGTTGAAGTTCGACAGCTCTGACTTAACTTGCTCGAGTGGTGCCACGTAGGCCTTGGTGTACTCAGTCTGCAAGGGCTGCAAAGCGTCCAAGGTGCTTGAGTACCCTGTCGACGCTTTATTGGCGGCATCGGCCGCATCAATTACTTTTTGGGAAAGCCCATTGACTGTCTTTGCGGCAGCATTGGCAGCATCGAACGCCGTTGTGTTGCTGTTGTCCGCTTCGTACAGCGCTTTGTTGTCGTTGTATGTCTTGTACGCAGTGTCAAATTCCGACTTTACCGTAGCGTAGGTATCGCGTGCCGTTATCGCCGCGGTGTACTCTTTTTGCGCTTGGGCTTGCAGCTCATCAATCCTGTTATTTACGAAGTAGTCATCTGCCGACTGTTTTAAGTCTTCGTACTTGTTCATCAGCGAAGTGCCGAGCTCGTTGTTCTTGTTAAGCTGGCCAAGCTTTCCTTGAAGCCCGGCAGAGATGGTGGTGGCAGCAATAGACTGACCAATAGCATCTGATACGCTCTTGCCTTGCAAGATAGCGCTTGTAGCGCGCGACACGGCTCCGGCAACCAACTTGTTGTCCGTCTGGGTAAAACCTTGCTTGGCCATTGACGCATTGACGTACGAACTCACCGCACCGGTAACGCCGCTTGCCAACACTTGGTCGAAAGAGCCCCCGCGCAGGGCGGTAGTAGCAGCGGTCGAAGACGAGCTTGCAACCACTTGGCGAATCATTGCCTGCTGCTCAGCGGAGAGAGCAGCGGCTTTAGCAGCGGTGCCCGCTTCAGACCCCGCGACCCCACCAATTTTTGCGCCGGCGTACGCAGTAGCAGCGTTGAGCGCAATGTCTTCCAGCTTACCGCCGTTGGCCGCAGATACAGACGCACTAGCAATTGCAGCGGCCGCAGCTTCCGATTCAACCAATGCGTATCCCTCTGGCCCTAGTGCCCAGGTCAAAGCAATCAACTCAATCGTCGGCAGGGGGTCTTCCAAAATGTTGTCGACTGTGGTGGTAACGCCATCTACAACAGACTGGCCTAAATCGCCTACGTCGTCGATTAAGTTTCCGGCTTCTTTTACGGGATTACACATTTACAGTCCCTCGGTACAGTGGGCGGCCTTTTTCATCTGCGCCAATTTCTTCTACGTCAACGGGAAAACCGATACGCTTAATCAAGTTCAAGATGTTCATGTCCGCGGTTTCGCCGTACACTTTTTTGTACCCCGCAGTGTGCATGCCTTTAGCGAACTCTTGCATGTTTCTGAACAGGTTCTTGTAGGAGTCTGCATTGAACACGTACATCTGGGCCACACCAGGGCTGTCGATCCGAATCCAAAACAGCGTGTTCCCGTTGCGGAATACACGGTACTTATCCGACGCAATCGACCTATGCAAAACAGCGTACACCTGCTTCCAATCAGCGCCGGACTCTTTGATCTCGGTGGAGTTCTTCACGATCTCTTGGGTGGTCATGCGGTCGGTCATACCTTCACCTTCAATACGTTGTCAGCAGTGGTATCGCGGTACACGTCACCCAAGCGCAGGGTAGCCACGTCTGCCTCAGTGGGCATACGTTCTACGTCAATGTTCAACCCAAGCACTGCAAAGTCTTGCGGGGCGGCCAGCAAGTTAAAGTACAAACGCAGCACGTTGTTGAGCTGGTCTTGGTATTGACGCGTGTAGTCCTCCGGCGCTAACGGCAGGTTGGGAGGAGTCGTGTTGCGAATGGTAGTCATCAGGAATTGCCTCGACGGCCATCTGCACGAATGTCAATACGAGGAGCGCCTAGCTGCCACTGAGTGCCGAGCTGCGTGCTGTCAATGCGGAACACCATCTGGCGGCCGCGTACGCGGATGAACACCTGGCCAGTGAACTCTTCGACCGGGGCCGTTGCAATGCGCTGAACCGTTGCAGAGCTGCTGCCACCTTCTGATTGTGGGTCGTTGTAGCCTGAACCTGAGTTGGCCAGCGGGATGAGCGTCATCGTCACTTGCGGTGTATTGGTGCCAGTGGACCCACGGAAGGTCAAGTCAGGCAGCACACGCCACACGAGGCCGAAGGTATGGCCGTCTTCAATGTCAAACTCGGAGGAGGCAATCATTGCCTCGATTGGTACGGGAGTGCCGTCCACGTTGTCGTCCACACCGCTCTCATGGTTCACGATACGCCCGCGGGTTGTAGCAGAGTCGTACGTCGCAGCCATTGGGAAGTCGTTGATGCCGGAGTCCAGCCACGCTGTGCGGTCCATGGTGCCGTAGTACCAAATGTCTTCTTGGTAGTTGTAGACCACGTACCTGTCAATCTCAGTCGAGCTGCTCGAGCAGTAGAACCACCAGACTTCGTTGAAGCCTTCGTTCGTGCCGGAGAACACCTGTTGGTTTTGCGCAAGGTTAATGTCGCTGAAGATGTACTGGCGCAGGTCGCAGCGCAGCGTTTGCACGCGGCCGTCGTATTTGTAGAACTTGTCCACGCCCATCCAGTACACCACGCCAGACCCCAAAGAGACTGCGTTTTGCGAGATGATGGAAATGTTGTCGCCGAGCAACTGAGTCTGCCAAATGGCAGGAGCGCCCACGTACTGCAAAGAGTACACGGCAGAGTCCGTGAGGGTCACGATTTCTTGGCGCGTCTGGATGACGGCCACAATCTCTGAGCCATGGGACAAACGCACGCTACCCGCTTGGTTAGTAGCCGCCGGCAGCCATGTTGTCAAAGATTCTTGGTCAGACCAGCGAATCAGCATGGGCTCTTGTTGCGTCTCGCCGTAGTCATTGGTGCCAAAGGCAAACACAAATCGGCTTGTGTCGGACACGAACGTGATGTTCTGGATGATGGGCGTTTCTGCATCAGCGCCCGGCAGGTCGGTGATATTTATGCCGCGGGTGGTCACGCCGGAATCTGCATCCCAGAAATAAATGCCGCCGCCGCGCGGAGCGTAGACCAAATGCTGGCCAAAGTTGCTCTGGTTCCAAAGACGGAGCCCGCCCACATCAAGCTGGCCGTTGCCCCAGGTGCCGTAGCCCCACAAGCCGTTGCCCCAACCCACACTGACGGTCTGAAACTCAGGACCGATGTTGATCTGGTACTCAGCGTCTACAGTGCCTCCATCCCCAACGTCGAGGATGTTTGCAGTCGAGATGGCAGTGAATGTGTAGGTGTCCACGTCAATGACCGTGACCTCGTACTCGCGGTTGAGCACCGCTGCGGTGATGTTGCCACCAAGGCCCGTAGCCCCAGAGAAAGTCACGAAATCGCCTGTGATGCAGCCATGGGCCACATCAGTCACAGTAATCGTAGAGGAGCCGTCAGTTGCCGCAAATGGGCCGGTCAATGTCGCCGTGCCGCGGATAGGCGTAATGTCGTAGTAGACGCCGCCACGGAACAAATAAAACTTGAGGTTCGTGCCAACGCCGACTAGGTTGTAGCCAGCCAAGGTTGTCCAGTTCCACAGGGAACGACAGACGCCCAAATACTGCACGGTGGTGAGTGGTGTCCAGCCGCCGAGCTTCTCGGGCGTGCCCGCGCGAAAGCGCACCTTGTCGGACTCATACCAGCCACCAGTTGCCATAGCCCCCGCAGAGACAGACCCCAACGCCTCAGAAGCGTAGCGGGTGTTTTCCCGGTTTACCCCGGGGCGGAACATGATCTTCTTTAATGGCATGGCGGCATTGTCTCATCAAGGCGGCTGTCAAGCAAGCGTAGAGCTGCTGTCAAACACGTTAAGTGCTAGGGTAGTGTGGGCTACGCGATCTTCAAGCCCGATTGTGCCACCGTTGATCTTCTTTGTGAGGCCCAGCCAGTTAGCGCCTTCGGCTAAATTGTTGCAGTTGTGGGTCGACCAAAACCATCCGGCAGTAAGTAGCGCGTACAGTGGCGTGGCCACCAAATCTGGGTTAGATACGAAGTCAACTCCAAGGGCCTGGCCGGCGTGAAAATACGAGCTGTAGCCGGTGAGCTGGATTGCCCCGCGCCCGCGGAAACGGTACCCATCCCCAGAGGCTTCATCGCGGTTGCCCATACGGTTCGAGTACACGCTGTTGGCAATTTTTTTAGGATTACGCTCGTACTGCTTGGCAAACTCCAGCGTGGGGAAACGCTTGGGCCACAGCTTCATCAGCGTCTCGGCGCGGTAGTTTAGGTTCTCTTCAAAGACTTTGAAGTTGCCGCACTCATGCCCACACTGCCCGAGGAATGCCGCTTGCTGGCGGGGCGTGTTGATACCAAACCGTTCAAACGTGGCGTTGAGGGGTTCGGCCAGGGCCGGGTCGATGTGCAGGCGAGCTAGCTGGGCAGCGGTAATCATTTGAGCGTGTTCCTTATTGCTTCGTACCGGTCGATGCAGGAGTTGAGGTCGATGATGGCACGGTCTCCTTCTGCGACGAGCCTGATAAGGTCTTCAGCAGTCTGTCCGTCAAGTTCGGCTCGCGCTTGACCATCGTTGGTGGCAGTGGGGGAACATCCACCCTTGGAGGCGACGGGGACGTACATCCTTGGGCGAGAAGACAGAATCCCAGACAGCTTAGTTTCAAACTCTTGCTTAGTATCGGCATCTTTGGCATCTTGTTCATCCTTTGCTTTGCGCATCTCGTCGTTCTTCTGGGCAATCAGGGCCGAGTCCTCCGCTTCCTTTTGTGCATAGCCTGCATGGTGGCCGGTTAAGTACACAGCGAAAGCGGCAGCTATAGCCCCCAGAATCATCCAAGGGTTCGGCATCATTTTGGTTCTTCCTTGGCTGCGGCGCGCTCATGGGCAATCTCCTCGCGGCTTGGGTCAAGGTGGTCTGCCGGCGTAGTCGGTGGAGGCGGCGCGCGCCACTCTTCGTCTAGCTCAGGGTTCTTGAAACCGGTGAAGTTGAAGTCAAACATGCCCGACTGAGCCGTAGGCGCTGGGCTAACACTAGGCGCTACGGCTTGGGGCTGTGGGGGTGGCATCTGTGCGGTTGCCATGCGTTCGGATACGGCCTGCACACCCTTCTTGGACATAACCCCGCCAATGCCTCCAACGATGAGCAGCACGATGTCATTCAGCATCTTGGCAAAGGCTTGGTCCATCGGAGCCATCGACTTAATCGGCTGCTGCACGTACGCTAAGCTGTACAACATGAACCCGACGATGCCGGCCAAGACCAGCGTGACGATCACAACGACGAAGCCCCAGATGCGGACTTCAAATTCTTCAGCGGTCAGCAGGGGCTGAAGCGGTTTGGGATGCTTGTTGAACACTTGGTTTCTCCAATACAGGGGCTACGAGGTAATCAGGACAATCTTGGGTGAACTGGCATGCGGGGCGCTGGCAACGTTTTTCGTTCCAATTGGCGGGGTCCTGGCAGAAGTACCGGTACCGGTCTTCACAAGCGGCCAGGCTACTCAGGATCAACAGGGTCAATGCGAGTTTTTTCACGTTTCTTTTCCTTCTCTTCCAGCCGGATAACCAGCGCCTCAGCCTTCTTCAACTGCTTGCTCTGGTACGCAACCAAAAACGACAACCCCATCAACCCGAAAATTATGAGCGTGACAATCGCAACCCAGAACCAAAATTCTCTCATAGAGTGAAAAACAGTCCAATCATTTCGAGAAGCCCCAGCGTTACCGCCACTGCGTACACCAGCTTGGCCGTCAGAATTTCTTTTCGGTGCTCCAGTCGCCATGCGTTGTCTCGTTCTTTCTTACGTTTGACCTCACGGGCAACCTCTTGCTCTTCCAAAATCTCGTCGTACTTGGCAAGGAACTCTTGGTACATCGACCCAAGCCCTAGCTCTTCTGGCGTACCGTAAATCATGGCTTGCTTTAGCTGCCTAGACAACTGCTGCATTTGCCACTGAATTTCGATACGGTCAATAGCACTGTCGGCAACCTTCTCGGTGGTGAGAGCTTCTTCTTCAAGTTCCCGACAATGAATTTTGAGCTGGCGGATAGCCTCAAAATAGACCTTCAAATTCTCACATATCTCGTGTACAGCACGAGCTTGAAACTCCTCGTATGTTAGCTCTGGCTCTGGCTCGGATGCGCGTTTGTTTGCGACTTTGGCAACAGGGGCAGAGGCTTGAGCAACGGGGGCTGCAACAGGTTTAAGGTCAGGCTTTTGCGTCTTTCCAAACAACCCCTGAAGCCAGCCCCAGATACCAACAACCTCTTTGTAGATTGCCTTAGCATCTGCCACGCCGCCTTCGACTTGCTTTTTGAACTTGCCAATCTCAGCCTTCCCCTCGGAGAGCATTTGACAGCCAGCGCGGATAGCACCGACTGCGCTTTGCGCCATAAGGAGGAGGCTGATTGGGTCAATGGCTTACTCCGCAGGCTTCTCGGCCAATGCTTGTTTGAGCATGTTCAAGAACGCATCACGACCGACTTGCAACTGGTCCAAATTAAAGCGAGCCGAAGCGACCTTGCGCTCCAAATCGGCAGTGTGGTCCAGCAGTGCTTTTTGTTGGTCAGTGAATGTGCTCACGTCGTACTCGACGCCATCAATGACTACTTGGGGTTTTGTGTTGTTGCCCATTTTCGTTTCCTTTGATTGCCGCCAAGGTCGGGTGGCGGCTTCCCGTTATGCTGCTTTCAGAGCTTCAACGTCAGCACGGAGCTGTTCGATGATGGCTTGTTGTTCTTGGATGGCTGCTGTCAGCGTAGCGACCAAGAAACTGGTGTCGATGCCTTGATAAACAGGGTTGCCACTATCATCAACAGCGTCTTTTTCACCTGTTACACAGTCAGGCACTACTTCAGCCAGTTCGTGAGCGATGAATCCTTGCCCGTTTGAACCGTCAGATTTCCATTTGTATGTGCAGGGCTTGAGCTGCTGAACCGCGGACAACGGGCCTGTCATTGGAGGGATGTTTTCTTTCAGGCGGTGGTCTGACGGGGTTGCGTAAGTGACCGTACTCGCGCCGTTCTGCGAGATAGCACCGATTGCAGCACCAGTCGTTCTAAACTGAGCGAATACAGAACCTGTGGAACCGTAGGTTGTCTTGAGGACAAGAGCATTTTGAGCCAGACCATCAAACGTAACCCCAATTTTGTCTCCGTTAATTTGACTTGTAGCCCCCACCAGCAAATTACCGTTTTTATCAATTCTCATGCGCTCAGTGCCGTTGCCTGAGTTTGCAGTGGAGGTGTAAAACGAGATGTAACTGTCCAAGTTGTTGCTAACCATCTGCATCTGGGCTGGAGCTCTGCCGCTGTCATACACCTGCCAACCACCTGAGTAGTATGTGTTTGAACCAAGGTAAGTCGCGCTTGAATCCGCCTCAATTTGGAATCGGTATGTCGCAGCGGCGCCTTGGCAAACCTCAATTGATCCGCTAAATTGAGCCAATGTGCTTGAGTCTGGAAGCGTCTGGGCTGCACCAACAACCAGCTTGGTTAAGGGGGCTGTGTTGCCGATACCTACGTTTTGAGACGTGCTGATGGTCATCGCAGTTGTGCCATTGGTCGCAAGGTATACAGGGTGCGATGTAGTCGAGCCAATAGCCAACGGCGCAGTTGTCGATGTCAAGTACACAGCGTTTTGAACTGTGAATGGCGCAGTAGTAGCTCCAGACCAGCCCGAGCTGTTCATACCGAAGTCACCGTAGTAAGTACCGTCAGTGCCCAAGTCGTTGTTCACCACAAAGTCAACCGAAGCCGATGAGCCGCTATTGCTGTTTTGCAGCAAGGCTTGAACGTAGCTGTTGACGCTTGCCTGTGCAACTACACCCAAAGGATTTGAAGGTGTGAAGGTAGGAGTTCCTACCTGCTCGCCAGTTGTTCCGCTGATGATCGTTGTCATTTATTTAGCCTCCAACGCAGTGATGCGCTCAGTGAGTGTTGTGATTAGGGCTTGTTGTTCTTGAATTGCTTTGACAAGCACAGGAATGATGGCAGATTTGTCCATGCCGTACATGCCGCCTTGCATTTCAAACACCGATTCTGGCAAAACTTCCAGCGCCTCTTGCGCAATAAAACCAAGATTCTTTGTGTCTGAGTCTTTTTGCTCAGTCATATGGTAAGAGGTAGGGCGCAAAGCCAACACAGAAGACAA